GTGAGATAATCCGCTCCCTAGTCTGTACATAAAGGGATTGGTAATAATTGTAAGTGTAAATTTAATGTAGAATTATTTGAAAACGGCAGCGTTGGTGTTAGCTCTGCGGCTCGACCCATGGTTGAGATTGGTAACACACATTCGAAGAATTACTATGGAAGGCAAGATGCTTTCCCTGAGGAGATCGTTGTTAGTGAAATTGGTACTGATGGAAGTTATCGTACCGTTTCTGAACTCCCTGTAGTAGATCCTGATTCTGTTCATGATCATCCTTCTATTTTGGAGGATGAGAAGGGACCTTGGATTGAAATTCCTCGAGTCACGCCTGGGGGGCGTGAAAAATTTAAGCCCCAAATGGGTAAGGAGAGTTCCGCAAGGAACCTTGTTGACCATTTACTTTCTATCAAGAAGAGAGAGCTTACTGAAAAGGAGAAAGCTCAAGGATGGGATGCTTGGCTATACTTGACGAAATTCAAGAAAGACAGGCCTCCTAATCCATTCTTGGAGACTGAGTACACAGCTCAGTCTGGTATGGAAGGTGATGGAACGACCAATGATAGTACAATTACATTGGCTCCTACCAACCAAATGCAACAGAATGTAATGTTTAGGGATCAAAACCCTAATTACATGTATGATTTGGATTCGAATATGGATCCTACACGTATGTTGCAAGACACTGATGATGCGATGTTGGAGAACTTTTTCTCACGTCCGCTTAAGATTCACGAAGAAGAGTGGGGTACTGGAACTACCCTTGGATTTGATATTGATCCATGGGAATTGTATTTTGGTAACCCTAGAGTTGTGAATCGTATTGCGAATTATAATTTGCTTCGAGCAAATTTGCACATCAAGGTCGTGATTAATGGAAACGGATTTCATTTTGGAAGAGCCATTTGTGGGTATCTTCCTTTGGATAGTGATGACAATTTGTCTGTCTTCACATCTTTGATTAGACAGGATATTGTGCAACTATCACAGTGTCCACACATTTTCTTAGATCCAACCACATCAACTGGTGGTGAAATGAAATTACCGTTTTTCTATTATGAAAACTACAATGATATCCCATTGTCTCAGTGGAGAGAAATGGGGCGATTGTATTTCCGATCGCTGCAATCATTGAAACATGCTAACGGAGCTTCTGATCAAGTAACCATTTCGGTGTTTGCTTGGGCAGAAGATGTTGCCATGTCTGTTCTTACTTCTGTTGACCCTAGTGTCATTGTTCCACAAGCTGGTATGGAACCCAAGAAAGGTTCATCCGGTGGTGGAAAGAAGAAGAAGAAGAACACTATGCAAAAGACCAATAATCAACCTCCACGCCAAGGGAATGGTTCCCGCGGGAAGGAGGCTGCTGGTCAGGAAATTGATGCGGCTAATGCATCAGGAATTGTTTCTGGTCCTGCTACCACTATTATGAAAGTTGCTAATGCTTTGAGTTTTATACCTCAAATTGCACCTTTCGCAATGGCAACATCGAAAGTGGCTGGTACTGTAGCTAATGTAGCGAAAGCTTTAGGTTATAGTAGACCACCAGTGACCAAGAATCCTGAGCCGTATCGACCCCATCCGATTTCTCAATTGGCGACTACGAATACGCCAGATACAGCATTGAAATTGACTGTTGATGAGAAGCAGGAACTCACTATCGATCCTTGCATTGCAGGTATCGGATGTGAAGATCCGCTTGTTATTAGAGAAATTGCGAGTAGGGAGTCTTATCTAACTTCATTTTCATGGGATATTGGAACTGGTCCAGAAACATTGCTCTGGAATGCCCGAGTCACACCTGTGACATGGGCGGAGTCCGGAGCTGGACCAGTTGCTTACCATTTTCCAGCGTGTGCTATGGCAGCATTGCCATTTAAGTACTGGACTGGAACTATGAAGTTTAGATTTCAAATTGTCTGTTCGTCCTTTCACAAAGGACGTCTAAAGTTCGTTTATGATCCTCGCTTTCTTGCGAGCAATGAATACAACACTAATTACCTTGAAGTGATTGATATCGCTGATACTCAAGATTTTACACTTGAGATTGGTAATGGTCAAGAATTGACACTTCTTGATCGTCATGATCCTGGATTGGATTCTGTGACTGAATTGTATTCGACAACTCCATATGCTGCTAGTGACCATGGAAATGGTGTACTTGGCGTATATGTAGTTAACGAACTTACTACACCCAATAGTACTGCAGACAATAATATTGAGATTAATGTTTATGTCTCGATGGGTGATGATTTTGAGGTGTTTGTACCCGATAACCATTTCCAGAAGTTTGTCTTCAAACCGCAATCAGGTTTTGAAGCGCAAAGTGGAATGGAAGTAACCCCAGAATCGCAGAATACTTTGGAACCATCTGCTCCGCAACAAACGGAGAGTGACAGTTTAGGTCCAGGTATTCAAAATACAGAATTAATCAACAAAGTGTTTACTGGTGAAGCGATTGCTTCTTTTAGACCTTTGTTGAAACGGTATAATTTTCACAGACGAGAACTCGTTAACACAGGTGCAGATAATATGAG